GGAGGACAGGTGAAAAGCCTGATGATTCTCTGGAGGATGCTCGCCCTTGATATGGGCGAGCGATGCACCGTCGACACCCACCGCGACTGTCAAACAGTCGCAGACCGCACGCGAAGTGAGGGACAATCGTTCTTAACGATTACCCTTCCCAGCTATGGAAAAGCCTTCGAAAGTTGGCTTGACCAAGGTCGGGTAGATCCACACTCCCTTACGTCCTTTCGGCGTAGGAAAGGTCTCCCTGTATTTCTACGGGGTTTCCTGGATCTCATATTCGATGCGGATGGCGTTCTGGTAGATTCTCCTTCTCATGATGCAGTGTTGGCTATACGCCAGCTCTGCGGATTGTTTGGCAAGATGCATCTTCCGTCATCAGACGCGAGGACGAATCAGGCCATGGTGAATTACATCCAGACCGATAAGGAAGTCGAAGAACAGTCACATGAATGGACGCCAGAAAGGATGCTGGCGTTTTCTCGTATGGCTCATCTTCTGCTGGGTCGGGTTTTTGATCGCGTTGATAGCGACATCACCCAAGGCTTACTAGTACCCAAGCACGGACCTGGTGCAACAGCAGACCAGCTAATGGGGAACCAAAAGTTCTCCATGCACTGGACCTGGCGACTCGAGAAGTACTTTCCGAGTTGCGATTTCTTGTTGCCCAATCCGAGGTATTATCCACACCTCGAGTCCGTAGACTTCCTTGATCCTGGTGATGAGTTACCTGTGAGGGTAATCTCAGTGCCTAAGACACAGAAAACTCCCCGTATCATCGCTATAGAGCCAACCTGCATGCAGTACGCACAGCAGGCACTGGCCCGTAGCTTGACGGACAGCCTCAATCGCGATAGTATCGCAAAGAGGTTCATCCGTTTCAATGATCAAGAACCGAATCAGGTTCTTGCACGGGAAGGCTCCATCACTGGAGCCTTGGCAACACTCGACCTTTCTGAGGCGAGTGACCGAGTCTCGAACAAGCTCGCTGAGTTGATAACCCAGCGGCACTCTACCCTTAAGGGTGCAGTCCAAGCATGCCGAAGTAGGCAAGCTGGTGTTCGAGTTGGGCGTGAAGTGCAAACTATCACGCTCGCGAAGTTCGCGTCTATGGGATCGGCTCTCTGCTTCCCCATGGAAGCCATGGTTTTCTTGACTGTGGTGTTCCTCGGGATCGAGCAATCCGTCGGTAGGCGCCTCTCTTTCAGCGATGTTGAATCGTTCGAAGGAAGGGTGGCGATCTATGGGGATGACATTATTGTCCCCGTCGATCATGTCGGACCTGTCATTCATGCACTTGAGTCCTTTGGATTCAAGGTGAACTCCCAAAAGAGTTTCTGGACTGGAAAGTTCAGAGAATCCTGCGGGAAGGACTACTACGATGGAACTGACGTTTCATATGTCAAATTCCGTCGAGAGTGGCCTGATGATAGGCAGAGCGTAGCTGAAGTCGTTTCATTGGTCAGTTTTTTTCAACCAGTGTAATGACAAGCACTACACACAGACATCAACTTGGTTGCGAAAGCAATTGAGAAGTCTGCTCGGGACCTTCCCAAAGGTTTCTCGTGATAGTGCAATTCTCGGCGAGTGGAGTGATTCGGATTTCGATATCACTCGGATGCACAAGGATTGGCAGATCCCCGAAACACGGGGCTACGTCGTCCAAGTACATCTCCC